GTAAGAAGATCATTTAGACAGCTTATTTTAGCAGAGGATTCTATGCTTACTTATCGTATTACTCGTGCAGGTGAAAAACGTGTGTTTAATATTGATGTTGGTAATATGGATGAAGATGATATTCAAGATTATATGGGTAAAGTTATTTCTGGTTTTAAAAAGAAAAGACAAGTATACCCCGATTCAGGTCAAATAGATTATAGATATAATGTTTTAGGTGTAGATGAAGATTATTTCATGCCCAAAAGAAATGGTAGTAATATATCATCAATAGAAACATTGCCGGGAGCTTCCAATTTAGATCAAATTGCAGATATTCAGTACTTACGTGATAATTTATTTACTGGTTTAGGTGTTCCTAAACCATTCTTAGGTTTTCAAGAGGCAGCAGGTGATGGTAAGAATATGGCACAAATGGACATTAGATTTTCAAAAAAAGTAAATAGAATACAACAAGCAATTATTCAAGAGTTGAATAAGATGGCTATGATTCATTTATATTTACTAGGCTTTAAAGAAGATTATCAAAACTTCTCATTAAGCTTAACTAATCCATCTACACAGCAAGAGATGCTTATGGGTGAAATGTTACAAGTTAAAACTCAAATATACAATGAGATTACAAGAAATGAAGGTGGTATTGCAGCTATGTCACACACTAACGCTAAGAGATTATTATTTAATAGTTCGGATGAAGAAATTATTAATGATTTTAAAATTCAAAGAATGGAAAGAGCATTATCTCAAGAATTACAAGATACTCCATTAGTTATTCCGAAGACTGGTATATTTAAAGATTTAGATGATAAATATGGTTCTGACGAAGTGCCAGAAGGTGGTGGTGTTCCACCCGAAGAAATGGAAGGAGTTGAAGAACCTAATATACCACCTGCAGGTGATGGGAGTAGTGAAATTGCTCCTCAATCTATATCAGACTTACCCCCAGTTGAAAACGTTAATAAGTCTAAGCCAATAATGAATGATCATCAATATAACACATTACTAGAGAAGATGGTTAAAGGTAACGTAAAACCTAAGATAATTAAAAAAGAGAGTAATCCTGAGTTAATTAATGAGAATAGTGAAAAAGTTAGAAGTTCTAGTGATAGAGCAATTAAAATGGCTTCCGAAATAGAAGGACTTCTTAGTGAAAATGATAATAGTATTAATAAAGATGAAAATTTAAAAGAAGCAATTACTGGTGAAAGATTTGTAAAGCTTATTGATGAAAATATGAAGAATATAAGTAAGTTTCATGTAAGTGAGAGTGATAAAAAAGAAGAATAACATTTTATTTATATAAAAGAAAAGTATTTATAAATAACTAATCAAGTTTTATTATGAAAAATATTAATATTGGCATTGCTAAATCAGTAGTTTCAGGAAAATTAAGAGATGATTATATCTCTACTAAAAAAATTAACGAATCAAAAAATATTGCATCTCATTTTTATTTCTTAATTGAAAATTCTGAGATTTTAAGTAATCAATTTAGTGTTTATTGTAATTTAGAAAAAAAACATATTGAGAGTGATGTTACTGCAAGTAAATATATTGATGATAATCTATCAAATGTTTCTAAATATTCAGTAAAAAGTATTCAAGAGGCAAACAAAAGGTTAGAATCATATATTACTGAATCTGATATTGAAGGTAAAATTGAAGTTAATAAAATTCAATTATATGATGCTATTAATAATTTAATACTTGAAAATGCTAAGAGGTCTGAGGGTTCTGCTGATCCAGATTTACTATATGAATCTTATAATACTGTATTAAATCATATCAAAACTAATAAGAAAGAAGAAAAAGAGATTATATCTGAGGATACTCTTACTAGTGGACTTGACATGGATATGATAATTGAACTAGCAATAAATAAATTTAATAGTAAATATTCAAAATTAGACGAGAACGAATTAAAAATTATTAATATTTTAGCTGTTGGTGATTTATCTAATAAGAAAGAAATGTTTGAGTCATTAAAAGAAGATAGTCTTAATTTAATTTCAAATATAGATAAAAAAGGTATTGAAGATAAAATCAATGAAACAATTGATAAGATTTCAAAAATGGAATACAATGATATCACATCCACTAAGGATGTGATTAGTCTATATGAATTAAAAAATAATTTAACCTAAAAAAGAATTAAATGAATCTGATTTAAATTGTATATCGAACCCAAAGTATTTTCCTTTGGGTTTTTTATATTCTACTTTTGGTTGTTTGTCGTTATCTCTATCACCTAGAACACCAAATACTTTTTTTACATAAGTAATACCTTCACGAACATAATCTGTGTCAAATTTTCTACCTGCATTATCAAGCATTACACGATAATTAGTTTCTTGTATTGTTATATCTCTACTATATGAAAAAATAGCAATTGATGTAACACCACTATTTCTTAATGATAATTCCTTAAATAATGCAGCCTGTGTTTTTATTGAGTATTCAGGATAATCCATAAGATTTTGATGTAGTCTTTCTTTATTTGTAATTGCTACTCCGATACTTTCATCTATTAAACCATACCCACCATATTTATAGCTTGTTGGTTGATTAGGCTCAACTAATCCATTAGTAATTCCTGTAATTTCAAATGACAATAGTCTATCTGTTTGTAATGATTCTATAGTTGTTGGCTGATTTGCATTAACCATATGACTGTAGACCCTTCTAGAATGGAAGTTTGATATACCACTACCGCTTCTAAACTGATCATAATGCCATAATCTATAACCACTCTCAACAAAGCCTTGTGCTGCCAATATATTAGAATCTATGTCATTTGATTCACCATACTTATTATACCAAAAAATTAATGATTCTGCTAATTGTGAATTAGTAACTATTGGATTTCCAACATGGTCAATTGCATTGGCAGTAAACACTGTTGGAGTATTAGATAAACTACTAAATGGTAAGTTATAATTATAACTACCACTAATTAAACTATTTGAAGTACCACTACAAATAGTTCTTATAAAATCTTCACCTGTTTTTGTTATTTTTTTCATTAATATTTATTTTTTATAAAATTTTTAGCTCTTTCATCAAATATTACATATCCCTCAACTACCAAACCCTTATCAAACCTTTTAATTAAGTCATCAAGAGTACCAACCTCGTCATATTTAGGAAAAGTACCATTATATATAGGTCTTTTTGAAACATCATTAGTAAAGTATCCATATCCAAGTGGTTTCTCAAAATGAACATCATCATCATTTGTAAATCTACCACCCCATCTAAATCCATTTTCTTCGGCTATTTGAGCTATAGATTTATTAGATATAAACGGACTATTAGTAGGTGGATTATTTTCTTTAAATTCCCAATATGGGTTTTCATTTTTAAAGTATATATCTGCTATTGGTTTTTTGTTTGCATCTAATCTACGTAGAGAAACATCAATAGCTAAACCGTATTGATGAAAACTTCTTCCGGGTCTTGCAATTGGGTTACCATTGGCATCTTTTTCAGTCACATTTGCTTGTTGTTGTTTACTTCTAAATGCTGAGTTTATTTGCAAGAAATATCCTTCATTCTCCCATAATCTGAATAATCTTGCAAATTCTGATCTTACTTGAGGGTGAAGAGTATCTATATAAGTATTATTTTCATCAATAAAACTTTTTAACCTACTTTCTGATCTTAAAGCATCTGCAAATCCACTATTTTCGGCTTCCTCTCTAAATTGACTTAGACTTATATCATTTAAAGTAACATTACCACTTAAATCTTCTGCAGTTCCTGATTGATAACCAATATTAACCGCATAATTATTCTCATTTATAAATGGATTTGGGTATTTAAGGATTTTAGTACCTTGAAATTCAGTCATAATATTATTTGGTGTAATAGTATGTTCTACATCTAAAATAATATAAGCCCCAGAATACATTGGTATATTTTCCAATTGGAAATATTGTGTTGGTTGAATCATCATATTACCAAACATTTTAACTTTCGCTGAATATGCACGATTTTCATAAACATTAAATAGATTTTGACCTTTAGCCACAGGACTTGTATTACTTTCATCGCCAGCAATTTTAGAAAGAATTGCTAATGAATCATTAGTTTCAGTAAACTCTCTACCCTCTAATTTAATATTGGTAAAATATGATTGATTTTGCTCTGCAAATCTTACTCTAAATGCTCTCACCTGTGAATATGGTTGATTAGTATTCGTTTCAACATCGTTTTCATCTATACATTTACCTTTAAAGTCAGTAAAATCTCCATTACCTATATCTATAATACCATCATCTTCATATTCACTAGAATCGTTATTCAACTGTGATGCACTACCTCCTATATACATACAAACGAATGCTG